TTGGTCGTTTTCCCAAACTGACGTAATGTCTACCAAATCTCCATCTTCACATGCCATAATAATTACAAGCTTCTTGGCTTTGATGCCAGTCAATTCATAAAGCATACAGGCATAAGCAGCAGCCTGAACGAAGTAACCTTCGATCCACTTGCGGGGCTTTACCTTTGCGGAGGTCTTGAAGTCAATGATAGATAGCTCCCCCTCATACTCAGCAATACAGTCTACGGTACCAGCAATACCAAGTCTCAAGCTATACATTGATCGCTCTTGCGCGATGATGTTGTCAATTTTGTTTAGGGCTGGTTTAGCTGTATTGAACAGAAGGTTTGAGATAGGGACCTTCACTTTTGGCAAGGGCTCATTGTTCAAATAATGTTCAGTAAGGGTGTGCATGTCTGTACCCCTTCTGGTTGCCTTGCCGGATATGCGGTTGGCTTCTTCCTCACCAACACGCTTGCGCCACGCCATGATCTGGTCCTTCTTCCAATGAGAAGTCACAGAGGTGATGGACACAAGCTTCATAAGCTCATCATCAGCACCAGGCACCTTGTAGTACCTGACACCATCAATAGTTTCCCTATCTAAAGTAGGGAGTTCAACTGGCTTATGAATAAAAGGCATACCCTAATAATAAGATACGCCTATTATAACACAGATTAGATCTCAATGCCAGATTCGTGCTTCGCAAGGAGATACTCCTTACAGAGACCAGAACGAACGATGTCGCTGAGACCGAATTCTACTTTACTGATGGATGGCATGCGCTCTAGAATAGCCATGAAATCCATGATGCCTGTCTTTTCTGAAGCCTTTGTTAGGTCAGACTGAGTAGCGTCACCACAGAAGTGGATCTTAGAGTCCTCACCCACACGGGTCATGATGGAGTCAAGCTCGTGACCTGTCATGTTCTGGAACTCATCAACGATGATGATGCAGTTGTCCAGTGTGGTTCCGCGTAGGAAGGAGGTGGACCAGAAGCTGATTGTCTCTTGAGCTTTGAGGTTGCCATAGAGCATTTCAAACTCAACATCATTTTCCATACGGAACATGTACTTAACCATGTTCTTGTAGGGGATTTGATATAGAGCAGCCTTGTCGTCATGGTCTCCGGGTAGGAAGCCAATCTCTCTGGTAGCTACTAGTGATCTAACAATGTAGACCTTCTCATAAGGTGTTCTCTCATCTAGCACTTCCCGGAGTGCTTTGTAGAGAGTGATAAAGGTTTTACCTGTACCGGCACAGCCGTAGGCTACAAGATGTTGACCTTTATCGTATTCATCGAAAAGAAATTTTTGATTGTCTGTTATTGGCTCGATCTTTTCAAGGCGATCGGTATTGATAGGTTTCTTTCTACGCATTTGTTTCGCAGTGAGACCTACGCCAATAGGATTGTTGGTCTTACGATTCTTTCTTGCAGGCATTTTACTAATTAATTAACAACAAACTAGACAGGGGAGTTCAGATTTTCTTAACTCGTGAACCTGGCTGTTTAGCAGCTTCACCAAGAACATCGTTCCATCCACCGTGCTTCTTGATTAGTTTGTCTTTCCAGTGACCCATCTCTTGGGCAGATGCACAACCGTGTGACCAGTCGCGTACCCAACCTGGGTTTGCTTCATACCATGCTGTGATATCGTGTACGCTACATTCGATTACTTTAGTTTCGCCTGTAGCATGATTAATTACATCATACTGAGCCATCAAATTCTCCTATGATTATGATTTATTTATGGGGCGAGGCGTGCTTTATGCAAGCGCTTCTCTTCATAATGCGCAAAGATTTCAGGAACCCATAGCTTAGTGGGTTCGATCATTGCCTCGCAGAGTGCCTGAATCTCTAGCTGGGCATCCATCTTGGCGCGTAGGTCTAAGAAGTGGAGTAGAGCACGTAAGCTGAAGGTGACTACAAAGTTCTGACGGATGTTCTGGGGAAGATAATCACGGAGATGCTCTTCGGATACACCCATGTTACGGAACATGTGAGCATAACGCTCTGAGGCAGCCCCACAACGGGCTAGCTCAGCCATGTATTCCTTATCTGACCATTCATACTTCTTACCTTTACGGTTGGTATAGAAGCCAGGAGGGCGCACGTAGAAGACTTCATCTACGGGTAGCACACGGTCAGCAACTTTAAGTACACGCTTACAGGTGTAACGCTGAGACTGAACATCAAAGCTTACACCAACACGATGAGTGCGTGCCTGAACGATTACATTATGAACGAAACCCGAGCAGCTGAAGGTGATAGCTGGGTGCTCCAAGGGACCCCAGTGACCACGACCATTGGCTAGGAGCTGATCGATGACCCACTTACCTGCCTCAGTTTCCTGAGGGATCTCGGTGTCTTCGATTGGTAGCTCACTGTAATCATTCTTGCCGCCCATATAAACCAACTGCTGTGGGTTGGGTGTCTGACGGAGCATGACCACCTGCTGCATGGGGTCAAGCTGCAATAGATCGGTTGCCTTTACTGGTCTCATAGTTCGTCGTCCATAACTTGTGAATACATGCCTCTAATGAGATCATCTGTAGATAACTCAGAGAATTCATCCTCTGAATATTCAGTCTCACTTACCTTGAAAGTCTCTGCGTCAGTATATACTTCTGCCTTGAGCTCATCAATCAAGACTTCAATAGACTGAATCAGAAATTTAATTTTTTCTCTATCCATAGTGATACCATTACAGTTATATTATAGCATAAAAAAGGGGACCCGGAGGTCCCCAATTTTAGGTGATCAGCGTAGTGCCATAGCGAGCTGGGCTTGCTGTAGCGCACGCTCCTTTTGGATGCGCTTGCGAATAAGAGCTAGGAAGTTCATTTCTGAGCCTCCTCGATCTTGATGACTGAACTGTGCTTAACACCGCGATAGCATTCAGGTACGCTTACATAAGCAGCGTCCTTCTTGATATTGCGGTCGGTGTCATAAGCGACACCACGATAGACTACGATAGCCATGGTTATTCTCCAAAGAAATAAGGTTAGTGAAACCCCGTTCCTTCGGGCGGCGTTTGCGTCCTGTTGCCAGGATGAACGATCCGTTCCGCGCACGTCCTACTTGCGTCCTCAGCGAACCGAGGATGAACGTATTGACATTATAACATGCCAATCGTATTTATCAACGGCGGCTGCCCCACTGAATGTCGGGGAATGCTTCAGCAACAACCTCTTGGGTGATCTTGTACTTGCTCTCAAGCTCCTTATCCTTGACTAGGACTAGGATCTCAGCCTCTAGGGGGTGTACAGACTCTAGTAGGTTGATGAACATCATCTCACGACGGGTCTGGCTTAGACCACCGTTACCACCCTGAACGAAGTGATAAAGGTTCTTCCACTGGCTGCGGATTGTGGTCTTGGCATCAGTGTCAGCATTACCTAGAGAGAAGCTACCGTTCTCATACATCTGACGAGAAGCTTCATCAATCTTGTCGTTGAGTGTGCCGTTATATACGGTCTGCTCATCATAACCGGAGTAGGGAACTTTTCCGGGAGGTAGGGCTGAGATGATTGACTCATCAAAGTTCCAGATGAATAGAGCTTTGAGAGAGATGTCCTCGTGCTTCCTAAGAGCTTCGATCTTCTTAGCCTTGGTGCGCTGACGGGATACTAAGTCAAATACCTCGAATGCTAGAGGGCTAACGGGTAGCTCTAGACTTGCGGGCTTCTTAGCTGCTGGCTTTTTAGCAGCAGGCTTTGCAGCTGTAGTGGTTTTCTTAGCTGCGGGCTTGCGGGTGCGAGTCTTCTTTTCGGTTGTTGGTTTCGCTTCAGTCATTATTTGAAGTGTCTGGTAATAGTAAAGGTCTCCTTCGGGGAGAAGGTTTCACGAATCACAAATATAATATGCTGTATTATAGCATGTAATTTATTCTTCGTCATCCCACTCCTCCATGCTACCCTCAAAGCGGATAGTAACAATCTCATCTGCGATGATATTACCTTCGGAGTCGTAGAATTCAGGATGGTCTGGAAGCATTGCTGCTCTAGTGGCAAGATAACCATAGGCTAAGTAACCAAGGATGCCACCAAGGAGGACAAAGTTGAGGATTACTGCGAATCCTGCTACGATTGCTACGGCAACTAACATAATAGCCTCCTATTTGTTTTATTTAGTATGTCAAAGAATACCTTTTTCTTTGAGGTGTACTAATGTTTCTGTACAACCACCAATAAGTTCTCCTGATGTATCTAGTACACGGGGGAAGGTAGTACCTTCACCAAACTCAGCAATGAACTGCTCTTTGGTATAGTCATGACCAAGGATAAGCTTCTTAAAGGGGATCTCTTTGATATCAAAAAGCTTCTCCACTGAGTCACAGTACTTACAGTTGGTCTTGGAATATACAGTGTACATATTAAAAAAGTCTTGCGTTGTATTTATTATAGCATAAAAAAAGAGGACCCGTTGGGGGTCCTCTAGAGTATCTCTTAATTACTTAATACTGTGTCTTTCAACCTTGACAAGGCTGATTGTACAGGAAAAAGAGACTTGTGTCAAGTGGCATAGCTATGCTATACTCACTGAGCAGCCTTAAGAGCTTCTACTTCAGCAGATAGTTCCTTAACAGCCTGGATGAGTAGACCTACTAGACCGTTATAGTTAACGGTTAGACGATCACCACCATCTTGGATGAGCTGAGGATAAACTTCCTGTACTTCCTGAGCGATAACACCGACAGAAGCACCGGTACCATTTGTCCAGTCATACTCAACACCACGCAACTGATCGATCTTGCCCATGGCATCTTCGATAGTTGTTACGTTCTCCTTAAATCTTTGGTCAGATAGGGAGTTAACGTTAACGGCAGATAGAGTACCCTGGAATGGGTTGTATCGTAGAGCTTCTGAAGCTGTACCAGCGTCAGAGTGTAGAACGATATCTCCAGTAGCAGCAGAAGCGAAAGGTACACAAATCAAAGCACCTGTTAAAACACAACCGGCAATCGTTGCTGTTATGTAATTATTGAAGGTGCGCATTAAAAAAATCCCAGATGGCTTTTGTCGCGTCCAGGTC